ATTTATCAGGTGCGAGGCCCGTAGGCTTTGACTTTGCGTATGCGTTAATGAAATCACTCGGATATAACCCCTTTTGGATATTATTTGGGGATGGTGACAAAAAAGTTCCGCCGGAAATCTTCTGTGAACTGACTCCGGAAAATCACGATCGCTTTGAGGAAATTGAACGGGATAGAGTTTTTATCAGACAGATCGATGAATCTGGGATGAGAAAGGATATAGAAAGAATTTTAGAACTCAGTCGATCCGACTCAAAGCTGTTTAAGATTTTTTTCGACCGACTTTTTCCCGAAAAACATGACTAATTTTTATGTGATATATCTCGATCAACTCTTTGAGCGAGGCTGTTTCTTTTTTTAAATCTCTTGCAAAATTATAAAGAAGAGTTTTTAATTTGTCGTCTGTAGTTTTCATAATCGTCTCACATAAGATGAGACGATTCATTTTTATTTTCTCTCTACTGCACCTTGTCAACGTATACAACAGGGTAACGTTTTTCTACATGAGCTACTGCGATCGCTCTTCCATGAATTTGAATATCTCTCGTTCTCGCGACAAGTTTATCAAAATCTTTACCCATCCCTGATGGAATAAACAACAGAAATGTGGCAATCACGTTTTTGTCAAAGTATTCGGCTTCGGCAATTGTGTAGCCGTTCCAATCATCGCCGACTCGGATTCCCTCCCAGTTTGTTAGGTTTGTTTGCAGTTCGTGCGCGTTTCGCATGATTCGGAACTTCAGTTTTCCGTTTACGGTTCCGCCTTCCCACTTGTCTACTCGTTGGAGCGAGCGACATACAAAGTCGAGTTCGACAGTAAAGTATTTCCTGTCGTTCTGCCATTCTCCGGATTCAGAAGTTCCGTCTTCGCATTTGATTTTTCCCTGGCCGTGTTTCTTGCCATTTACAAAAGAGCCTTCGTAAACACACTGAACACTTCCATCCAGATACGTTAGCTTCCCTTTTCCGTGAGGATCCATTTCAGAATTATAGAATCCTTCGTAATGATCTCCGTTATCAAACCAACTATAAACCAGTTTAGATGTATCGATCTTACCATTGATGAAATACATCGTTGAAATTCTTTCGGGGTTATTTGCTTCATACACTTTTATTAAACCATGAAATTTTCCGTTCTTAAAATTACCTTCTCCGATTACACCTTCTTCATTTTGTAATTTCCCTTTTCCGTTTTGACAATCTCCTTCTATGCACACACGGGTTTTCTCTTCCGCCAAAATCGGACTTGAGAAAATGATAAATAAGATAATCGTGATATTGATTGATTTCATTTTTTTGCTCCAGATGAAAACAATCAATATCCAACCGGACTTGACAATTCGAAAACTTAGTTTTCGTCTGCCGTATGGCCAAAAAAAGTAAGACCTCTCAGAAATCTAATAAACAAAATATTAAACAAACTGTAACAGGATATACGACCGAAGGTTCTTTGTTTAAAAACATACCGATCCAAGAGTTAAAGCAAAAACGTTCTGCTACTTTACAAACGAATCCAGCAATACCCAAAGATCCGGAAGATACCATGACGCCGCAACAAGTTGCAGCTCTACTCAAGCGAAGCGTGCGAAGAATTAGCTATTATCGCCGCGAAGGACTCTTAGGAAAATTTTGGAAGTTTTACGATGGAACGGTTCTTTACTCTCGCATTGGAGTGGATGAATTTTTTCAAAGTCGTTTTTGCGAACGAGAAGAATCATAAACGAGCGGAAATCGCGGCACTTAGGGGGCAATGCCGACGTTGTGCATTCGATATTTCCCATGTTAGCATTGGTGACATGGATGAATTAAAAGCACTTCTACAAATCGATCATATCTCTCTATTTCTTGTTTCCATAATATTATTTTTTATGGTCCTTCTGGTTTATCGAAAGCCGCTTGGATCCATTTTCGGACTTCTTTCCAAACTCATCACAAAACGACTGGATTCAAAAGATACAATCTCTGTCGTTCAAATTCAGACGAACTCTCTTCCGGGTGCGCGGTTCATTCAGGAACACGTAACGTCTATACAATTCATAAACTCACTTCGAGTCCGCGACGCAGAAATGTTTTATGATTTTCTCTTTAATCTTGTCAGCGAAGTCCGGGCAAAACTTGGTAACCCGTATCCGAATGTAAAGTTGACGTTCTCTCTTTTGAATGTTGATTACATATCCTCGGCGGCGGTTGGCGCACTTTCAAAAATCCTGATCGACGTAGTTCAAAAAAACGGAATCTACCTAACCATAATTTTCCCGAAGGATCAATTCAAAAATCACGTTACAAATTTTCGAATGCTCGCAGGAGATGCGGAACACGTTTCAATTTTGACCAAAGATCACGGAGGTTGTTGAGTGAAAAAGATTTCAGTAATACTTTTACTTTTGAGTGCGTGCGCTGTTTTTCAAATTCTGCCGCCAACGGTAACGGAAGATAGCAAACAAATTAAAGAAACTCAAACCGCTTTGGCCGAAAATCGTCCTGGAGCTTTAGAGCGGGCGATTTCAGAACTGGATCGATGCGATGCGCGTAACATCGAAAACGCGAAAGAGATACAACGACTAAACGACGAGTTAAATCGTTGCAACGTATCTATCCAAAAGAAGGACGTGCAATTAACTAAGGTATCTAAAGAAGCCGGAAAGGGTGAAGGAATTCGTTGGACTTACTACGCAATCCTTGGATTTGGAATCTTTCTGTTGCTCGTTATTGTCTTGGTTGTAGCGGCAATTCTGGCCTTGAGGCGCAACGGGCTTCCAGTTGTTAGTAGCCTTTTGGGAGGAAGAATCGTATGAATCCAATATTAGGTTTTTTGAAATCCGCTTCATTTAAAATACAAAAACATTTTCTTGATTTCGACGCGATCCAGAAAACACAACACTACTGGAACGATTCGACTCTATCGAAAGCAAAAACGAATCGGATCGGTTCGGACTTAATTATCTCAGGTCTCGCACCGACCCCTTCAGTTGTTGAACCGACATTCTTTTGTCCGGTGGATGAAGCTCATATAACGTCGCCATTTGGATGGAGGACGTTGAATATAAACGGGAAGCCGTCGAGACAATTTCATCTTGGAATTGATTTGGGGGGTATCAATGACATTCAGGCCCCCGAGGACTGCGTTATCAAAACAGTTCTCAAGAGAGATGAAACATATCCGGTTCGGTTTCGTTATGATTACGAATCCGGAACCTGGGTGGATCTGATTTCTAAAAATAAGATTCCTAAAGGTAGAGCTTGGACTCCATACGTTATAGCGGTGGGAGTTCATACGAAGAGTCAATATAAATTCAAGCACGTCAATTCTAAAGTCTCCGTTGGGCAGAAATTAAAAGCTGGGATGATCATCGGAAGATCTGGAAATCTCGGTTATTCCATGGGACCACACTTACATTTCGAAATTTGGCCTTGGAACGAAAAGAAACAATCGTGGCCTGATCCTATGGACCCGGCGAAGTTTTTAAAATCCAAAAATCTAATATAAGGAAAAACGATGGAACTTTTAACACAGGCAATTTTCGGATTATTCATTCCTCTTTACGTGGCTCTCGTATTGTTTCTGAGTCAGTGGGTATTTCGTTTCTTTAAAAATGAATTTGTCCACAGTGATAAGGCTCGGTTCGTTCTGATTCTTGCAACCGTGATCGCACTCGTATTCGAACTTGTAAGATTCATTTTAGGAGATTCCATTCCCGAACTTGGATACTATGCAGTGATTCTGCTTCTTAACTTTTGTTTCACGACAACGTTTTACGAAATTCTGATGAAGCGAGTATTCGCGGCAATCAATTACGCTCACAAGGCTCCGGTCGCATCGGAAGAACAACCGGATTAATCGGAAAGGCATTTTAATGAGCACAGAACCAGCTATAAGAGAACGCGCTTTTTTTCTCTACGTAATCTCCGGTTCCGGATCTTCGTTTAACAGTGTAGCAAAACAACTTCGTTCTGAGTTTAATTCGAAAACAACCGCGAAATCCGTTAAGGAATGGTCGCTCGAAAAAGACAAGGATGGCCTAACGTGGAATGATAAACGGAACCGTCTCGTCGTAAGAGCAGAAAAGAGAGTCGAGGTCATTGTAGAAGATAGGTTAGTAGAGATAAAGAGTCGGACAAAAAATATAGTCGATTCTTTGTATAAGAAACTCACCGATAAAAAGGCTCCTGGTCTCTCAAGTTTTGAAAACGCCATATATGCGTTCAAAAACATTTCCGAATATGAACTCAAATTAAATCGTATGGATGGTGATCGTTTGCATCCATTGACGATCGTGAACGCTATTTTCGAAGTTCTTCAAGAGTGTGAACCAGTTGCGAAAGTTATTCAAGAACATTGGGATAAGAGTCTTGCCGTTCGAATTCATGATAAGATCGAATCTCTTAAGAGTTAAGGTATGTCCGTCGATCGTGATATATTAGAGTCGATTCATGAGGTAGGAACCAAACGATTCTCAAAAGCAAAGAAAGCCGATCGTGTTATATTTGGAAAAGAACATGGTCGTAAGTCTCTTTCAGCTTTCGCTCGTTTCATAGATCCTAAGTTTGAAGATCCTTGGCATGTTCATTCGATGATTGCGATGTGCGAATCATTGGAAAGGCGAGAAATTAGACGAGGAATAATTAATCTACCGCCCCGACGAAGTAAATCCCAAACATGCACAAGGATTTTTCCCTCGTGGTATATTGGACGGAATCCTGGCCATAACGTTATCATTGCCTCTTATTCAGATTCAAAAGCGGCCCGATTCGGTCGATGGATACGAGACTGCGTTGAATCAGAAAGATTTGCTCAAGTTTTTCCAGAGGTTAAGGTTCGTTCTGATTTCAGAGCTTCTTCTGAATGGGAAACAAGCAAGGGCGGGCTTGTAATCAGTCGAGGATTGAGAGGTGGTATCACTGGTGAAGGCGCCGATCTCTTCGTGATCGATGACCCTTACAAAAATATGGAAGAGGCGACTTCAGAAATTATATCGGAAAAAATCATCGAAAACTATATGACCGTAGCGGAGACAAGACTTTCGCCTCAAGGAATTATTTTAATCGTTCATACTCGTTGGACTCGGAGAGACCTCACTGGCGTTCTGCTCGGTGAGGATAAAGAGGTCATCGAATGAAGATAAGAAAGCCCGAACAAAAAGGTGAATGGCATGTGCTTCGTCTTCCCGCTATCTTAGAAGACGGTTCTTCGTTATGGCCTGAAAAATTTCCGATTGAAAACGTATTAAAAACACGGGCGATGATTGGAGAGACACGATTTAGCGGACTCTATCAACAAATTCCAATGGATACTGTTGAAAGAATGTTTCCAGATCCAACCTATGGAGAGCCTACCCAAAAAATAAAGACTTATGCGTTTTGGGACCCCGCGTTTAGGAGCGCGGAGAGGAAAAAAGACTTCAACGGTTTTGCAGCAGGGGGACCGGAAGAGAAATTGTTTTATGTTTTAGCGGGTGAAATTTGGAGAGCTGGACTTCGGGAGTCATACGATAAGGTCGAAAAACTTTGCAAAAATTTAAACGTTAGTATGCTCTTCATTGAAAAAAACAAGGGAGAAGATGCTCTTGAAATCGAAATGCAACGTAGAGGAATTCCGTGTAAGGGGATTATAAGTTCAGGCTATAAAGATTTCAGAATTCAACAACATGTTCGTATGGTTTGGGATCTCTTACGATTTTCGAAATATGTTAGTCAAGCTTTTCTTAGACAAGTTCTTATGTATACAATTCTCGCTTTGCATGATGACGCACCAGATACACTCGCCGGTCTTATGATCTACACAAAATTCGGTCCTCAAGCTAAGGACCTAAAAAATAGATTAGGTTTTTTCGAAATGCTCCTAAACGAAGGAAGGTGGTAATGGCTCGTAAGCGTCGCAATTATTATAAGAACTTAGGAATCGATACATCCGTCCGCGTTGCAAAATTGGACGCATCTGAATCTGTTGCCCGACTCGATACCCTGATGCACATGGCATCCGGTAAAGGTATTACAGGAAGAGATAAACTACGAGGTGTTACACCAAATCCCGAACGGATTTTTCCAGTGACTGCACGCGCGCTTTACGAATCAAACGGTTTCCTCGCCAACATAGTTGATTCCGTCTCGGAAGATGCAACCCGCGCATGGATCGAAATCGAAACAAATCGAGATAAGGATGATCCGGACTCAGGTATCAAAGGCCTAAACATATCCAGAATTTTGATGAATGAAATGGAGGAGTTCAAGCTTCAGGAAAAAATTACAGAACATATTCAAGGCTCTCGGATGAATCACGGTGGCTCTCTGCTTTTTTGGGGAATTAAATCGGATATTCCACAGACCGATTTCATGCTTCGTCAACCAATGCCCGAAACGATTCGGAATCTCGAATTCATAAACATAATCGATGCGAGTCGTTTTTCTGTCAGGAGAAAAACGAGCGATCCGCTTTCTAAGTTCTATAACGAGCCGATTTGTTCTGTATCTGGCGTAGAGTTAGATTCTTCCCGGTCACACTGGTTGGTCAATAGCTGGAACTGGGATTCTCAGAGGGGCATTTCCTTAGTAGAAAAAGTCTACGATGGGATTGTTGCAATCGATACGGCCCTTTGGTCGACGACTTCCATGATTTTTGAGATGGCCGTAAAGGTTCTTACAACGGACAAATTGGACTCTGCTTCTCCCGAAAAAACGATGGAGTTTCTTCGGCTGTTACGACATACGCTTTCCACTCAGTCCACTGCAATGCTCGGAAAAGACGAGACTCTTACTCGTCTTGGAAACTCGGGGATTTCTGATTCACAACTCGAAACTCTGTTTTCATTCATTTTTAAAGTCTTGTCAGGTCTCTCAAAAATACCTATTTCGAAAATTTTAGGGCGAACACAATCCGTAATCAATATTGGGAATAGTGATCCATCGGACGACGTAAGTTATTTCGAGGATGTTTCTCGCTTTCAGGAACTCAAAGTCCGTCCCATCATAGACCAATTTATCAAATTACGAATCCGATCGACTGAGGGACAGATTTACAGACTTCTAAATGGCGATTTCGCATCTCTCGACTGGAAGTTTAAATTTAAAACGTTGTGTAAATCTTCCCCTGCATCCGAAGCCGATACAAGCCTCAAGAACGCTCAAGCGGATCAAATCTATGTAACAATCGGTTCCCTTTCACCTGGGGAGGTTAAGCAAAAGAGATTTCCTGAAATGGAAAATTTCGATTACTCTCGAGATGATAGCGGCCACTTAGATTTTAGCGAACCAGAAGTTTCGAAATCTGAAGAGTCGAATTCCCTTTCAGCCAAGTAAAGAACATGTTACGAAAATCGCGTTTAAAGCCATTTTCCGGTGTTTTTGAGTTTTGGGAGTATCTTTGGTCAGTTTGCAGTTTGCTGAACAAAGCTGAACAGGTTCTATTTCAAAATATCAACCTTCGTTTCGATGTCTTAAACCCGTTTTTCGATTCTTTGTTGAAAAAGAGCAAAAAACCATGTATCCGCTAAGTTTAGAACTCCAATATTCAAAACTTTGGAAAGATGAGGTTTTGAGATTTGCCAAACAGATAAATTCAGTAGTTCTTAAAGGAGTCCAAACTTATTCTAAGGAAGCGCGCGCAGATAGTTATTTTTTTGAGCCAGTCGTTCGATTGGATGTTTCTGATCTTCGAGCCTTACTTAACCAACTGAAAAATCAATATGGGGACTTTGCTCCCCGGAACGAATTCGAAACTCAGATCAAACGAAATGTCCAAATGATCGATGCTTGGTCGCGAGATAAAACGAACGCCTTTCTAAACAAGCAACTTGGAAGTATGAATGCACCTCCTGCGGGAACTATCGGAGGAGATCGATCGTCATTTCGTGTTCCTGGAATTCCCATCCCACAAAAAGAGTCAGGCGAAATTTGGGACCGAGTTAACAAGATGATAAAGGAACAATCGAGTCTTGCGTCTAACGCATTCCGAGATCACTTCGATCGGGTTCAAAAGATTGTAACCGAGGGACTTGCTAAAGGATTAAAATACCAGGACATTGCCTCACAAATTCAGAACGCAACGGGAATTTCCGAACGTCGTGCGGAGTTTTGGGCAAAAGATCAAACTGGAAAGTTCTTTAGTCAACAAAGTCGTCTCAGACAAACTAAAGCGGGATTTCCGGGATACTTTTGGAGAACTCAAAAAGATTCCCGTGTTCGAGATTCTCATTTTAATGTAGCCGACAAATTTTATACTTGGGATTCTCCTCCGCTTGTAAATCGAAAAGGCGGTTTGGCCGCCCACTTGGAACCGGGTGACGACTATCGGTGTCGTTGCTGGGCGGAACCTTCTTGGGGACCACAAGGACTTAAAAAGGAAAGTCAAAAATCTCCGAGTTCTTCTCCAAAAACATTTCTTACACGTCCTCAAACTCAATCGATTATTCCTATTTCACATTCTGTAAACTTGAATCTTCCGGATCCAACGATTGCCGCCAACATTCAAAAAACAATTTCGGATCTGGATTCAGTTTTTAAGTTTCCAAAGGATCGAACCAATATCGGAGTCCATTATCTCGCTGGATCGGCATTGAAGAAAAACATAGCGGGTCTTTTTAATCCGAATACAAATCGAATTGAAATCAATGGTGGATTGAATTTTAAGGATACATATCAATCGACTTTTGTTCATGAGTTCGCTCATGCAATGGACTACCTTTGGTTAGGTAAAGAAGGAAGATTTGAAAGTCAGTCCGGATCTGACTTCGATGAGTTTAAGAGCATTGTTCAAAAGACCGATATGTATAGACGAATTCAAAAAATCGGACGGGAGGGGCAGACTAAAATTCCTGGATTCGATGTTCCTGTTTCATTAAGCCCAACTCAAAAGAAAATGATTCCATACTTTCTTTCAACGGAAGAACTCTTCGCAAGAGCGACGGAGCTTTGGACTGCTGAGAGAACAGATTCAAAAAATCTCCTTGCTCAAATTCAAAAAAAGAATAATATGAATTTCGTAAATCATTACTGGGATGAAGAAGATTTCAAACCAGTTCTATTAGTCCTTGATAAAATATTTAAGAAGATGGGTTACTTGAAGTGAAAAGAGTTTCAGACATACTTCCAACTTTAACACCGGAGAAAATCGCGGAACTTTATGGAAGGTTAGGCGACCCGAGTGCACAAAGAAACGAAGTGGTCGCGGCTATTATGAAAGTTAAGAATGTTTCTGAGTCGGATGCTCAGGAAATTTTTGATTTCAATCTTTCTTTATCCTTGCAAATGGAATCTGATCTTGATTCCCGTAAATAGAATTCACCTCGAAAAAATCTTTTTCAATCTCATTTAAAACATCGGAAATTGCGGCCTCTTGCGTGACCTTGTGACCTTGTTTCGAAAGGAAAGTTACGTTATGATCCTTTCTTGTGAAACCGGAAAAAGGAATTCGTTACGATTCTGCAACTGCCGAGCTTGAAGGACTGATAGAGAACGAAACCGTTCTGCGGTGTCCTCTCGTCCTCGCTCGCACCGGTGTATTCCCCTACGTCTACCCTGATGGAAGAATTGTTCGAGAAGCTAAGCTACCGGAGGAGCTTTTCTCTCCGGAAACTCTCGCGTCTATACCGGGGCGACCCATTTGCGACGGACATCCTCCTGTTTCGGATAACGGCGGACTTATCACAGACGAGAATTATTCACGGTATGCGAAAGGTTCCCTCGGTGACTCCGTTGAGGTGAAGGATAACAAGCAGATCTGGGTCAACGAAACGATTTGGGACGCAGAATTGAAAAGCGCTTTAAAACGACGTGAGAAGGTTCAGGTGTCGCCAGGATTTCGGGCGCGTTTGGATTGGACACCGGGTGTTTTTGAAGGGCAAGCCTACGATGTTGTTCAGAGAGATATTCGATTTAATCACTCTGCTCATGTGGAAAAAGGTCGGGCTGGCGAATCAGTTCGCTCCTACCTGGATCATTCCGATCTTCCGGAAGATATAAACTTTGCCGTTATCAGAACGGATTCTTTCCAAGGAGAAATTATGAAAGATGAAGAGGTAAAAGGCTCTAAAATCGCACAAGAGGTTAAAGGATTTTTAAAACGACTTGGAATTCGATTGGATGCAGTTGATACAACCGAAACTCCAAATCAAGAACCTGCTCAAACAACCCCAAACCCTGACGATAAAAAGCCCACTCCTGCTCCTTCCCAAGAGGCAGACAAAACGAAAGACGACCTTATCAAGTCTTTGACCGCGCAAGTAACTACCTTAACCGATGCTCTCGCTGAAATGAAAAAACTTTTAGCGGCCGCTGTTGCGCCTGCGACACAGGATGCAATCGCTCGTGATCGGATCAAGTTAGTTGAAACCGTAAAGTCAATCAAGCCCGAAGCAAAGACCGACGGGATTTCCGAACGAGAGTTAAAAATTCTCGTAATCAAAGAAGCCTTTCCGCCAGCGGAAGGAGTTCGTTTAGATTCGATGGAAGACGAAGCGTTGAATTTGCGGTATGAGTCGGCTGTTGAATTGGCTCGCGAAAGAGCTTCTATCCGAGGCGGATCGAATAATCAGGAGCAGAAAAAATCAACGCCAAGACAAGACGCCGAAGGGATGGAGAAAATCCGGGCCGACCGTTTGAAACTGAATGAAAGAGGAGATAAGTAACGATGAATCTGAAGATTTTATTAAGTTTTCTAACCTTGCTTTACGTTGTGATTTTCGGAGCTTCATATTTCGAAATCATTCCGAACGAATTCGTAAAAGCATTTTTCCCGTTCGGTGGGACTGCATTGCTTGCGCTCATCGGAACTCCGGTTCCTGAAGGTGGATTGTATAATGAACAACCCGGACTTTTAGGAACCTCATCCAGAGATTCGAACGATGAACGTAAACGAGGAAGCGTTGCTTCCGTCGGAAGATTGCCGTTCGGTTCCGCTGTCATGCTCGTGTCGGGAGGCGAAGGAATCTCAGTCGTAGGTGCTGACGCCGTTCAGGATACGAAAGACTTAGGTTCCGGAAGTGCAGGAATTCGCGTTACAACGCGGTCGCCTGAAAGATGGGCATCGATCGCGATCGTAAACCCTGGAACGAACAATGCGGCTTTAGGTGTAGCCGTCACCGGGGAAGGGACTCAAGACGTTCCTTATCAAATAACAATTAGCACTGCGACAAACGGATCTGCGGCGATTGCTTCGACAGCGTCGCAAATTAAATCTGCATTGGAGGCAGACACGGCGATTAACGGAATCCTTCTCGTTGAATTGCTTGG